TCTGGACAATTAGAAACCCGCGCTGGCGTTACAACTGGCGACATTATTGCTTTAACTTCACCACCAATTCGACTTTAATTATATCGGAGCATTTTATGACTATTAAAAACCGTGGCGGTGTGTTCGGTAGAAACCCAACCTTCAACAATGTTGATGTTGACGGCACTTTGTCTATTGCTGGTGCAGCCGTTCCAGCACCAGCAAATACATTAACAACATCTGACATTGGGTCTACAGTTCAAGCATATGATGCTGACACAGCAAAGCTAGATGTTGCTCAAACTTTTACACAAAACCAAGTATTTAATGGAACGATTGGAGTTGGCACTAGCGCACCCTCAAAGAAATTTGTTGTTTCAAATTCAGAGCAAGCAGGAATTGAAATAGACCCATTTACTCGAAGTGCTACTGAAGGCACTTCATTGTTATCATATAATAGAAATACATCTGCCTTTGTACGAGCAGATTATGACGCATTAAATCATGTATTTTTTGCAAGCACTTCTGAAAAAGCTAGGATTACTAGCGATGGCATTACATTTAACGGCGATACCGCTGCGGCTAATGCCCTCGATGACTATGAAGAAGGAACTTGGACACCAACTGCCAGCTCTGGTTTAGGCGGTGCCTATGGTGGATCTGGAAAATATACTAAAGTAGGTCGCTCAGTTTATTGTTTGGGGTCATTAAATGTTACTGATATAACGGCTGACATAGTGATTGATGGATTACCTTTTACAAGTAGTGGTGATAGAGCAACAACCGTAACTGCATTACTTGCTGGTGCTACTGCTACACAAAACAGTTTTGTTGATATATCGGCAACCACTTTTAATATTAAAAGAACTGGCACTTATTCTGGCGGAGCTATTACTATTTATTTTGGTTGTTGGTACTTTGTGTGAGGATAAATTATGAGCTTAACTAAAGTAACATATTCAATGACTAATGGCCCTGTAGTTAATGTTGTTGATTTTGGTGCAGACCCTACAGGTGTGGCGGATAGTTACGCAGCTATTCAAGCTGCTTATAATTCAAATGCAGCAATTATTCAGTTCCCTGCTGGTATATTTAAAGTAAGCCAAACGATTTATATTGATCGAGGTGTCCATATCAATGGCTCAGGCGCTCAAGATGGCTCTGCCGGTAATGGACAATCTTCTGGCGCGGCATCAACTACTTTAAATTACACAGGAACAGGCAATTGTATTGACATTGTTGGTAGTTACACAGAAGGCGTTTCCAATGTGCATCTGTCTAATTTTATAATTGAGGGTAATGCGTTAGCCGATGGTGGTCTTTATGTTGGTTCTGGTGTTGTAGTAACTAAATGTACCTTTAAAAATTTAGGCATTTTTAATTTTAGTAATACGACTGCTAACACAGGTTATGGCGTTGGTGTTCGTAATTGCTTAGAGTGTGTATTTGAAAATATTTATGTTCATGGTTGTCATGACGGCTTTAATATTGGATTTGGTGCTTGCACAAGTTTAGAGTTTCGTAGTTGTTTTTCTCGCGTTAATAGTCAATATGGTTGGCTCATTCGTCAAGGCAATGGTATGTCGTTATACCAATGTATGGCAGAAGCTAACTATAAAACTGGTTTAGTTATTGATGCCAGAGATGGTGCGAATATATCTCAAATAACATTTTATTCTTGGTATTCAGAGTTTAATTGTGTTGATGCAGATACATACGCAGCCGTTCAAATAAAAGAAACTGGAACTGGTGTTTGTGCTGAGATTTATTTTAACTCACCTATCTTTTATGATTACAGCACTTACAACAATAGCACTAATGTTTGGGATATAGCTTGTATTTATCTTGGAAGTGTTAGAGCAATTCAATTTACTGATGCTAGTATAAGTAGTTTAAACAGTAACTTTATTGAGTGTACTTCAGGCACTACTGAATGTGAGTGGCAAGGTAATGCAAGTGGAAAAATTGCTGCAAATATTACAAATAATGAAATTGTAGATAATAACTTACGAGTTAAAACCACAGGACAGCAAACTCCCGGGTTCAGTTCTTTACCGGCTGTTGATGTAACAGATGCTTTTACAACATCATGGACTATACCTGAAACAACCAATGGACTTCTTATGGTAACGGGTGGAATAGATGGTCGTTATGGTGGCTCCGCTACATTTGTAGTATGTCGCAATATTGGTAGTGCAGGTGCGGCTGCAACAAGTACGTTTGTTGGCGATGCGTCTGGCTATACAATGTCATGGCAATTATCAGGTAATAATTTTCAACTAAAACACAATCAAGTCGGACAAACAATTCAAGCATATTTATATTTTATGAGTATTTTATGAGTGTTTAATTACCCTTTGAGGGTGGACAGTCCTAGCCAACAGGAGATAAACAAATGGCACTGACTAAAGCAACTATCAACGACAAGATCGAGGTTATCAATCAGGGTGATTGGTCTGTTGTGCAAGTACGCACTGCAACTATCATCTCAGAAGATGGCACAGAGATCAGCAAGACCTTTCATCGCCACGTTCTAGCACCTGACGCTGATCTGTCAACCGAAGACGCTGACGTTCAAGCTATCGCTGGCACTGTATTCACTGACGCGGTTAAGGCTGCCTACGCAGCACGCCCAACGGAGTAGGTAGATGGACAACGAAGCACATACCGACATTGCTCTGGCAGTAGGTGCAATCACCAGCCCAGTTTGGTTACACGCTCTCAATGAGTGGGTAACGCTGGTTGCTGGTCTTGTTGGTATTGTGCTTCTTGTTATCCGCATCCGCAAGGCATTGCGGAAAGATGTTTAAGGCAATTGTATTAGCCTGTGCAATAGCATCCCCAACTGAATGTATTGAGTTCCACGATACTCGTGGCCCTTATCCAACGATGAAGGCTTGCGAGGAACGTGCTATGGAAATGGGTCGTGACATCGGGGAGATGGCTCACGGCCTAATGCCTATTAAATGGCAATGCAAGCCGCTTAGAAAGGGGATGCTGTCATAGACCCGATTACCATAGGTGCGGCTGTCAGTGGGGCTACAGCGGCGTTTAACACTATAAAGCAAATGATTAACGCTGGGCGTGACCTTGAGTCTTGCATCAATGATGTGTCTCGTTGGATGAAGGCTGCGTCTGACATTGACCAAGCTGAAAAACAAGCTAAGAATCCTCCTCTGTTTAAGAAACTTCAAGGCGCAGACACTGTGCAGCAACAGGCATTGCAAGTTTATGCTGCTAAAAAAAAGTTAGAAGCGCAGCGTGCCGAGCTAAAGCAATACCTACAGTTTACCTATGGGCCGCAAGCTTGGGCTGACTTAATTCAGCTTGAAGGACGCATCCGCAGAGAGCGTCAAGAGATGATTTATAAACAGCAAGAGGCAAGGCAGAAGATTGTTGAGGCAATTGCAATTGTAATTCTTGTCTTGCTTTCTGTAGGTGTAATGGGCTTTATTGGTGCATTATTAATTTCTAAGGGGAATTAAAGTGACCAACGAGGAAAAGATACTAGAGGCTCAAGACCTTGTTAACATGCATGGCAGCATCAGGGCAGCAGCTAGAGAGTCGGGCATACCTAGATCAACTATCATCAATAGATTAAAAAGCGGAAGATCATCCGGCATCCTTGATGATAATGTTGGTTACAGACTTCCTCCAAAGCTAGACGATGACATACCAGTCGATGATATTGTCGATCAGCTTCATCAACGTTTCAAGAAAAGAAAGAAATATCGTGAGTCCAAGAAGTGGAGTCCGATCTACATGAATACAGACGAGCCTATTGGTTTGCTTTGGCTTGGTGATCCGCACATCGATGACAATCATTGTGACTGGGATGCATTGAGGGAACACCTAGATATTATTAATAACTATGATGGTGTCTATGGTTGCTCACTAGGAGATCAACAGAACAACTGGGTTGGTAGGCTTGGTCGTTTGTATGGTGAGCAGGATACATCACACAAGACAGCATGGAAGCTGGTCGAGTGGTTAATCCAAGAGATGAATCCAATGATTCTTATTGGTGGCAATCACGACATGTGGTCTGGTGCTGGCGATCCATTGAAGTGGATTGCAGAGTCGCACACAGTCTTTGAGAACTGGGAAGCTAGGATTGCTTTGAAGTTTCCAAACAAACGTGAGTGCAAGATCTTTGTCGCGCATGACATGGCTGGGCATAGCCAGTGGAATCCATTACACGCACAGACAAAGACCGCAAAGTTTAGATCACATGCACACCTGTACATCAGTGGTCACAAGCACAACTGGGCATTGGGACAGATTGAACTTGTAGAGGAAGAGCGCACTGCTTGGTTAGCAAGAGCGCGAGGTTACAAGTATCATGACACCTATGCTTTTGTTAAAGGCTTCGAGCAACAGAAGTTTGGTCAAGCAATCATGCAAGTGATTGACCCAACTAATCCTTCTGAGGTTTCATGGGTACAATGTTTTGCCGATCCTCAGGAAGGTGCTGACTATCTACAATATCGTAGATCGCTTCGCAAGTAACGGCAGCGTACCCAGCAATGTCAACCCAAGAGTCAACATGAGTAGGATCAGAATGTAAACGAGCTAACTTATTTAGAATGTGTAATGCCCCAACATCAAATGGAGTTATAGGTATAGCTAGATGAGCCTCATAAAAAGCAGCGGCAATAGAAAAATTCTCGGAGGGTTTTCCATAATTTTCACCGCGTTCTTTTACTGCGTCTTTGGCTTTAGCTAATATGTCGTTTCTAATTAGTTCGCTCATTTTTTCACCGAGGTTTGTTATGATTGACAGGATAGAGGATCGAGTATTAAAGCTGAAATTATTGCCAAGAGCAATGATGATTATGATGTCATTGATGAGTTGGCGTGTAGTTGAATGGTTTATGGCATTGCCTGATCCCAGTCCAGCACAAGCTGGGCTTGTATCTGTAGTTACTGGGGCAATGACCGGAGCCTTTGCAGTGTGGATGAATCACGAAGGAAAGCATCATGTGGCAAGCACTAATCAATCCCATCGCTAGTTTAGCTGGCTCTTGGATGGAGTCAAAGGTAGAGCAGACTAAAGCCAAGGGCGCAGTAGCCAAAGCTAAAGCTGAAGCAGAGGCAGAAGTAATGAAGACCGCAGCCACTCACGAAGCTGGCTGGGAAAAGATCATGGCTCAGGCCAGCGACAATAGCTGGAAGGATGAGGCATGGACTGTCTTGTTTATAATTATTATTGCAATGTGTTTTATTCCAGTGACGCAGCCATTTGTTGAGCGCGGCTTTGACGCATTGTCTCGTACTCCTGACTGGTTTCAGTGGGCAGTGTATGCATCTATCGGTGCATCGTTTGGCTTGCGTGGTTTAAAGGGATTTAAGAAATGAGTTACTATCTGTCACCCAACTTTACCTTAGAAGAGATGGTTAAGAGCCAGACTGCTGAACGCAGGGGGATACCTAATGTCCCAGAACTGCATCATATAGAAGCAATGGAGGCGTTGTGTGAGAATATCTTACAACCTATTCGTGATGAGTTCGGGCCATTCATAGTGTCTTCTGGCTTTAGAAGTGCAGAGTTGTGTCTTGCTATTGGTAGTACTATTAACAGTCAACATGCCAAGGGAGAGGCAGCAGACTTCGAGGTAGGCGGCATTGATAATGCTGACTTGGCTATGTGGATTAGAGATAACCTACCATTCGATCAGCTAATCCTTGAGTGTTACACTGGTGGCAACAGTGGATGGGTTCATTGTAGCTATTGTAGCTACCAAGATAATCGCGGTGAGCTGCTTACGTTTGATCGTGTGAATGGCTACCGTAAGGGATTGATTCTTTAACGTCAGTAACTCTGAGGCTGCAGACAAGGCACTCTCGCTGCTTTCTTTTTAGAGTATCCTCAATTGTTACCAGTAAACTTTTGCAGCTTGGGCATCTGTCTTTAGATAGAAGTGTTTCCCAGCTACCATCTCCTTGTTCAAACATATTGTCCTCCATGTAAAAGAGGCAGACCTGTAGAGTAGATCTGCCTCAGTATGATGAGTAAGAAGAACCACCAACCTCATCACTTATTATAATACTTGTTAGAACGGTACATCATCTCCATCTAGAATCTTGACCAGCGGATCTTCTTTAGGCTGCGCTGCACCATTTGTTTTCTCCGATAGTTCAAAGGACATGTAGGCAGATCCATCCTTTGTTCTACGCCATGCGGCTATGCGTAAGTTGTCTTGGTAAGGGCCAGTGTAGTCTGGCTTGTTCTGGTTGTCGCCTTTATCGTTCTCGAATAATGCACCAACCTTTTGGTATAGGTCAATACGCGGCGTGCCATCTTTTGATGTGGTCTTGACAAGAACCAGATCTTCATTGGTTCCGTTGTTATCTACCTTGCCTTGCAGAATCATAGCCATTTCTGGGAAGGGTTTAAAGGCTGCGCCTTTGTTAGTATTATCGTAATCGCTCATAGAAGCCTCCTGAGTGGGGTTAAATTATTTGGGTAGGTGAGTAGCTATGAGGGGCTTACCACCCCTCACCGCCTTTTTTAGAGCTGTCTGCGGCATATTTATTACCGTCCATCTCTCCGAGGAATACATCTGCGTTGAATCCTAGGTGTGACAGAGCCTTGGTAAGACCGTCAGTGATTGCCATCTTGGGTGCATCTTCTGCCATGCGACCCTTGGCTGCATCGAAGAACTTGCGGCAACCTGTGAAGGGGCCGAAGCAATACTCATCAGAACCAATCCAGATGGTGACATCGGCAACAACTGCGGTGTCTCCATTAGATACATCGATGAAGCGTGTGTTGTTCTTCCATCCCCAGCCTTGACCGACTGGGCCGAACTGTTCTGTGGCGCAGCGTACCTGATACTGGGGATCGATAGCAGTGAATGAACGTGATCCGAATGATACCTTCTTGAGATACTTTGGATCTGATTTAGATACTGTATTCCATAGCTTTAGATTGTCAGACATTCTGGTTCTCCTTAACTGTGACGCGAAGTGAGCCGCGCTTGTCGCGCTTGATAGAGAGAAGGTCACAGTATACTTCCCTCTCATCATCACCTACCATTGCCTTGAGATCAGACTTGGCAAGTTCAAATAACTTTGCATTGCTTTCATGCTGTATGTAGTCATGGCAGCGTGAGATAAACTCGTTGTCAGATGATGCGTCCCTGCGTACCAGACCATCGACCTTGATCTTGTCGATGCTTACTGGCTCCGCAAGGTTGTCACCGAAAGGGCGTACGTTATTCTGTACGCATTGCCAAAACTCTTTGACCATGACTTGCATCTTCTTGATGTAGTCCCAGTCCTTCTGGACATAAACACATTCCCATCTGCGATTGCCAAAGATTACAGATAGATAGCAGCCATCATGCACTGATACCCATAGATAGAACTGTATCTGAGGCATGTACATCTTGAGGCAACCTTCCATTGTGTTGCGCTCATAGGTATGCTTGCACTCGACAACGGCTGTGCCATCGTTGGTTACACCATCAACAGTAGCCTTGAGTGGTACGCTTTCGTATTGCATACGATACTCTTGCTGATGATTACCTGTGGTTGCGTTGAAGTTCTTCTCAAACCATTTGATGTTGAAGTCTTCAGTGTGTGTGCCTAGCTGCACAGCTAGATTGTCAGATAGATCTTCTGGCTCGACAAGCCCAAGCTTCTCTTCCCATAGATCTACCCATTGACCATCCATAATGCGGCGCATATCTGAGCCGCCGATAAATCCCTTGCGTTCCATTTGGTTCTCCTTTGTTTCTTTATACTGCAACTACGCAGTATGGTCAAGGGTTAATAGTTGTTTTTCAAATGCTTCTA